GCCTTTAGGCATCAGTCAGCCTCCGAAGGTGCTTCCTTTTTAGCGGACTTTTTCTTGGCCGTCGCTTTGGGCTTGGCCTCAGCGCCTTGCGCTTTGAATTGATACTTGCTGGGGAGCGTCATCTGACCAACAGGTAGGTACAACAAAAGATTAACGCTTACGGCGTTTTCCAGCTTCCTTAAATGCAATCGCCGCCGCCTGTGAACGGCTTTTGCCTTCACGCATCAGCCTGCGGATGTTCTCAGAAATGACCTGTTTGCTGCTACCGCGCTTAAGAGGCACCGTATTTAGCCAGCAAGTCCTTCAAAGTTACCTCTGACCCATCGCTGCTGACGAACTTTGCAAGGGCCTTCTGTGGTGACTCTTTTTTCAGCAGGCTGCGAAACAGGCTTGCCTTGCCCTTGCCGCCAAACGCCTTGTCTTGGAATGCCACTGATTGTTTGGCAATCCACTCCGGATAAGTCATGTCGGCAGGAACAAGGCCGCCAAGTGCTGCACGCTTTTCACGTTCTTGGAAGTCGCCTTCCGCTTCAGTTTTGGTGATGAACACGATGGTTGAACGACACCCAAAGTGCTGCGGTGGCTGCGGCCCCTTGCCGAACTTGAACACCTTGCCATCAAGGGATTGACAGATCGGTGTGGTCTGCAGATCCAAAACTGCCCGATAGCGGTACGAATCAATCACATCCTGGTTGGCGATATACATCTGCTGATTGACGGTGTTCGTCATTTGCGTGACAGAGGTGCGAATCAACGCCCTGATCTGTGAATCAGCAAGTGTCGTCAGTTCGCCGCCCTTAGCAATCGTTTGGCTGATGCCTGCGCTGTCCGCTAATCGCAAGTTCCCGCGCAGTCTCTTCACCATGTCCCGCATGTTCTCCCCGGTCAGCATTCCGTTCTGAACGGTGATGCGGAACTTATCGGCTGAAGATTCGGCAAGCTGCCTGAATCCTGTGCCAAGCGTTTTGCCATTTGGCAGGACAAGGGCAGCGCCCTTCCCCGCGTCCAACGTGACAAGACCAGGAACCTGCCCTCGAACCTGCTGCTCAAGGCTTGGCTGTAATACAGCTGCACTAATGTCGGTCGGGTCAGCCAAGACAACAGACCGCGCAAAGTCTGGGGTGATCTCAACCGTCCGAACAGTGTCAGCCAGGCTCGGCTTCACCACATCCTTGATCTGCCCTGAGATGAAGTCAGCCTGCAGCCGTGCCAAGCCGTTCAGCTCCTGCACTGCATAAACCGAACTGTCTCCCGCCCACGTTTCAAGACTTTCGCGCACCTGAGCCAACAAAGCGTTTAGCCGTGCAGCCTCTCTGGGGTTAAGCGAGCCCACATCATCGAGCTTCTGCAACGCATCAATCACGATGTCGTTGTACGCCCGCATCACATTCAGCGCGACGTGGTTGCTGTATCGGTTCAGGTCGATCGCCTGCCGGTAGAACGCTTCAGGCTCACTCATGTCGGTTCTAAGCCAACATCCTCAGAGCTTGCAATGCAGACAACTGAAACATCCGCACCACCCCGTAAAGCCTCGCCAACGATCCCAGAAAACTCAGCGACTGCCTCAAAGTCATCCTGATACACAACAGCTTCATTCACTGCACAGATCTGACCGGCAGCGAACCAAGTAATACGAATGACCGCAAAGTAATTGTCTTTCAGCTGATCTTTGGTGAAGAACAGCAGCTGCTTTCGGTTCGGGTTCGGCTTACGCAGCCTGCTCATCCAGCCCATCCTCTTGCTCCTCTTCTGCTTCTGGCATTGTGGCCTCTTCTGCTTCAGGTGGCGCCGGTTCAGGCTGCTGCATTTCAATCAATCCGCCAGATTGAGTCGCGTCAAGCTCTTGCTCAACATCAAAGTCATCACCAAGGACTTCACCGGTTGAAAGCTGCCTGAGCAGTGTTTCCTGCGTGATCGTGCCTGCGGTGTAGAGCTGCAGCAAAGCTTGGATTTCCTGGGGTTCAAGGCGATCGCCTAAGAAGTCGCGATTAACAAAGCTGCTGCCCACCTGCGACTGCTGCATGTACTGCGCATGGAATCCAAGGCAGTTATCAATCAGGTCTTGCATCTGCTGAGCAATCACCATCATGGTGCTATCGCCTTGGCTGCGATCGATCCGCTTGGCCTCTGCTGTTTCTGCGCTTAGCTTTTGGCCAAGTACAGCAGCAAGGCCCAGGTCGTTGATCTGATTGGCAATCTGCTCAAGCCGTTGGAACTGTGCGCTGTAGCTGTTGCCAGATGGCTCGATGTATTGGGCCGAGGCACCTTCAGGCAGCGCCATTGCTTCACCAGGGCCTGCACTGATCTCTTCTGCTGACTGCGGAAAGCCGAAAATCGCCAACATCGGGACAGCACTGATGTGCAGCTGGTTGTCGAGATCAGATTGAACCTGATACGCCTTAAGGTTCAGCTCAGCAATGTCTGCCAGTGGTGGCCGCGACTCAAGAACACCAACGCGGTTGGAATAAGCAACAGCGAACGGGATCTCGCTGAGGCTGGTGCTGCCTTCGTCGATCAGTACAAAATCGCCTTTTTTGTCCTTTTGATGAATCTCGAAAGCACCAGGCGTCAGCACTCGCACCTGCTGCACTTGCTTCTCGCCGTATAAGCCATCGGGCACGGTGATGGTTTCCATCAACCGCAGCTGGGTCAGTTGTTGCCTGCCGTCTTTGATCTCAGAGCGCCAGCCCAAGATGTCCCGTGGCGTCACTGCTACCCAGTAGGGCCTCCCGTTTTCGCCAGCCTTGGGAGCATCAACCAAGACGCCGACGTGCCCATACCGGATGCACTTGCGGGCGGTCTCGTAGGTCCAAACGTTTAGATCGTTGCCCTGAAGGTCAACGTCAAACAGCTGCTCAGTGACAACATCGCTGACATCTTCAAGCCGCACAGGCTTACGGGTCAACATGCCCGCCAGCATCCGCTCAAGCCTGCTGTAAAAAGGCGCAAGCGTTGAACGCATCAGCCTGTTGTCATAAGCCTCGTCTAGTTCTCTTGGCTCTTGCGGTAAATATTTTCTGTGCCCTTTTCTGATCCCATAAGTGCCCTGCAAAAGTGCTTCGATCAGCAACCAATGCGGCTCCATGTTGATGTAAGCCGTATTCGGGCTTTCCACCGTCGTGACGTTGCCAACACGTTGGCGACCAGAAAACCCTGAATACACAGCTAAATCCCGCCCATCTCAATCAGTTTAGTAAAGCCTGATTCCAGTACCACGACCACTGCGCGCGTGAAGCGGGTTATACAGAGACCACACTGCATAGCCCAAAGCATCGTTGAGGTGGTCATAGCCAGCCTCTTTGTCGGGCTCTTCAGGATTGCGCTCTGAGTAGCTTTGAAGTTCCAAGCACTCAATCATTCGCTCGCACTTGGCAAGGATCTGCATCCGGATCTCGCCTTTGCCGTTCTCCAGCAAAGCTTGAACAGCAGCCACCCGATCACGGATGAGAGGATTTGAACGGCCGGCGATGACCGATAGACCCGCTGATTGCAATAACTCAATGTCTGTTTTCGAGGCGTTCGTGCTTCTGTTTGCGCCTGATGCGTCTGGGTAGACATATACAGGGGCAGAAACGTGCGCACATCTTCGCTTGATCTCTGCAGCCAAGGCATCTGTGTCATGAGCCTTCACCTCATCGGTGATCAAAAATTGCTGGCCCAGACGCACACCGCAGACGGCGTTGCAGTTACCAATGTTGAAGTCGATTCCCCAATGACGCGGTTCGTTGTCGAGATTTACCGGGGCCGTCTGAATGACGTGCTTCGCTCGGTCGAATCTGTCGTAAACCTGCGTGCTGTTTAGGAGAGTGAAATCTCCGTTGAGGTAGGCAGCAAGGCTGGCGGAGTCGTAGTTCTCCTGCAGCCGTTCGATGAAGTCTGGGGGTAAGTGAGGGTTATCACTTGTGCGCATCTTAATAAGCCTGCGATCTTCGCGCTGCTGCATCTCCGGTTTGCCGAATTGCTGAAACAGCCAGCGATAACCCTCAGGCGTACTGGCCACAGCAAATTGGCGCTTGTTGCCTACACGCAAACGGCCCAGGATTTTCTCAAACGCGTTCTGCGCATCAACCAAGCGGAGAATGTCTATCTCGTCAAACAGTGCCCAAGCAGCATTCACACCAACCGCTGAGAAAGTTCCGTTCTTGATTGACCGGCAAAGGATGGTCGTCGGCTTCTCCAAGTGCAGGATGTATTCCGGCAGTGGGCTGGTCCGATAGGTGTACGGGATGCCGTACTGCTCCAGG